AGTCATCAAATAGGTAATTAGTAGATGAGTCACCTGGTCCTGCATACAGAGCTTCTGTTGAAAGTGTGCCTGCAAGTTGACCTTTCTTTACCTCTCGCCATCCGCCTGATGCTGAGTCCTTGGTCAGGATTTCACGCATTGTGGCAGTGATGTTCATTTGGCAGCTTGTAGCATAGCCGATGGCAGTTGAGTCCTTATAAAGTCTCATCAGCGTGCCATTAATTATTCCTGTTGTAGCCATTTATTTATTTTTTAGGTTTTGACAAATCTTTTAATTCTTCAGCATCATCTTCTTCCAGATACGACATTGGCACTGGCACTGGAATGTAGATCGGCTCTTGCTGTTCCTTTTTCTTTTCCGGCATTTGCTCTACCACAAAGTCATCATCCAACTTTTCCGCAATGCCATCTGCAATCAATTGCCTTGCAAAGTCCTCAAGGAATACACCGGTAGCACCGATAGGTTTGTTGTTCCAAGTTTTAATTAATCGTACTTTCATTATCTTTTCATTCTTGCCATAAAATCTATTGACATCCAATATACATTTAGATCCTCGTTGTAAGCCTGAGAATCGCTGGACATATACTTAATCGTCTGCACCTCAACACTACTTACAGTTCCTACAAATCTATCCAGCCTATTTCTGACACTGTTTGCAAGCGTTTGTGTTGTGTCGTAATTGTTTGTGTACACATCTACCTGCACATTGTATTCATCCAGGTTAGCAATTGAGTCCTTGTAGTCAACAGGTACACTGTTTGTAATGGTATAAACAATAAATGGATAGGCAACATTTTGCGGAGCAATGTCGGGATAGATGCGAAGTCCGCAAGTACCAGTCACCGCAGCATCAGTTGAAAGCCTTCCATATATTACTTTACCTATCATGCTATTTGCCAGAATTTTCTAACTGCTTTTGTCATAACTTTTTTACCTTCATCACTCATTTTCTTAAAGACAGGTATTTCAGAAAGCCTTTTTGCCTTCATTACTATTTTTGTTCTCCATGCCTTGGCTGAACCTAATACCATGTGCGCATAAAAACCGTTGTATGATGTTTCACTATTAAGCAACTTACCTTTGCCCTGGTCCTTGACATAATGTGGACCAATTGCACCAGTCTTCCATTTGTATTTTTTTAAAACCTTTGACAATATTTGAACAGACCGTTGCAAATTACCTGGTGTTATTTCATAAATATATTTTCTGTCATCTCTACCTATGCCTAATTTATTAGTCTTTGAATAGCTTGTAAAATAATGCGTCTTTGTTGATTTTGGTACAATGTTTCTATAAATGTCATGTGCTATCGGTACAGCAGCATCAATAATTTCCATTCTTTGTTCAATAGTAACTTGTTTAAGCAATCCTTCAAGTTCAACTATTGCATCTACCATTCCTGCAATAACCAACTTATTGCGAGTAGGCTTGCCTTGCGCTTGCTTTAAATTATTTATTTGTCTGTTAGTCAGGTATGCCATTATGCGTAGTTCTCATTAAATGATGCAAATAAATACAAATATTGCCTGTCCTCACTTATCTGTACATTTTCTATCTGATATTTTTTATCAAGATAGACTAATCTCATTTTCTCGTTTATGTCTGTGCGATACCTGCAAACAACTCTTATCTGTGACTTTGCCGTAATTTTACCGCCATCTATGTTCTCGTTGTTTGTTCCTTTATAATCCACCTTCCCCCAAACAGTCTCAAGTGTAGTCCATGTCTGCACAGGATAACCAGTTGCACTTGCAGCCTCGCTTACTTGTTCAACGGTTATGCGTTCTCGCAATCTTCCAATCTCTTCCTTCTTATTAAACTTCATCAGAAATATTGACACCTGTATTGATCGAGCAAATACTGGGATGCTGTTGGTAATTGTTTAACAAAATCTTCTCTATTGTCGTAGCCATCGGCTATCATCATTAATATTGCCTGCCTTATCTGGAATGGAACACCTGAGCTTTGCGAGCTGTATCCTGCTGTGTAAGTGATGGTCACATCATTAATGTTTCCGTACAATGTTGGCCATGATTTACCAAAAGCAAGGGTAAGTCTCCCTGGCTTTGTAAAGGTGTCCACTATATAATTAGCAGCATCAAATGTCTGAGTAGTATTTTGCGAATCAGCATAACTAAATGTGCTAACTGCAATAACCGGAGATACGGATAGGTAAATAGTGGGATCACGCAGCCTGTCTAACTTTTCAGTTATTGTTTGCGTAATTAATGCCTGGTTCAAATAACTCTCTGCTTGTTGCCGTGCAGCAGTAATTAGTGATGTAATTAGTGTATCATCTGCGGAGGTGTCAACCTTTAGATAGTTTTTAACCTCAGACAATGTCCAAGGCTCATTCACAGGTGCAGTCGTTACTTTCCAAGCCATTGTCTATTTTTTAAAAGTAGGGAAGGCAATTAATACCTTCCCTAATAATCTCCCAACCTTTATAAATTCTTTAAATGCTTGATTGCAGCTGTTTGTAGCAACTTGCCATCATACCTCGCATACATCAAGAAGCCAATTTCCATTTCATCCATAAAACGCTCACGCAGTGGCACAAGGACATTGTTGGCAACCTGGCGTATAATGTATTTGCTCCAATCACCAAAATAGATAATCTTAGCATCAGCAGCCTGTGCAGATGGTAAGTCATTATTTACAAAGTAAGGGAAGCCTAACAATCTGTCTGGCTGACCTTCTCTAAGTGATGGCTGGAATAATGGCAAATTGTTAGAATCAAAGTTTAACTTTCTTACCGCAGATAAAATGTTGTCGTGCATCATAAAGGCAGCCGATGGACTGTTCCTGTATGCAATATCAACACTATGCACTAAGTCAATTAAGTTAGCAGCAGTAAATGAGCCAGTAGCTGCTGATTCAACACCGGAAGGAGCTGCATCCTTAAAGCCTGTTGGCTTACCGGAGCCATCACCAGTTGTAAAGGCAGTGTTCAATGCTCTACCTAAACGCTCACCTAACATGTTTGGCAATTCAGTTGGCAATAATCCAAACTCATCGTTTGCCCATTCTACAGACACTCTTACTAAAGTGTTACATACATGCGCAGCAAATGTCTCACGGGTAAAGGTCATGTCTTGAACGGTTACAGATCCGCCTTCTGTATGCCAGTTAGCGCTTGTGCCTGTGTCGTTTACTTTTGGCCAATATAATGTCCCTGCCTGAGGAGTTGTTATAACTCTCGAAACCTGGAGCATAGGTCCATAATACGCCATTGTCCTTTCAAGCTCATAGCTAAATTGGTAAGGAATAACATAGCCACCTGCCAAACCTGACTCCGAAGTTGTAATGGTCGCAGTACCACGAATCTCACGAAGGATGCTGCGCTCATTGTGGCTAAGGTCCTTTTTAGCAATTGCTTTAAAGAAAGCCTTGTTGTAATCCTCTGACTTAACAATGTCTCTGACATTTGATGGCAAAGCCTCCATTGTCTGTTCAATAACATTGCTTCTCACTTCCTGGTTAATAGTGTCCCATTTCTCAAGTCGTGAAATTTCAGTAGTGTAATTGGCAAAGGATTGGTCAGCAGCATCCCATTGTCTGCTTTCCTCCTCATTCATTAGTCTGCCTTCAGCGGCAGCTCTTTTCTGCAAGTCCTCCATTATCGCATAATCGGAAGCCCGCTTTTCTCTTAACTCTTTTGCAGTCATTTTATTTTGTTTTTAATTTTAGTAAATGCAGGGCATTCCTGCGATTTTCGTTTACAATGTGTATGTCATTTTGTTTTTCAATGTCGCACACTTCCTCAGCATCTTTAACCTTATTTGTCATTTCATCAAAAGACCTTCTTGCAACATTTGTGTCCGGATTAGCCGGATAAGTTACCGCTGAGACATCATACACCTTGCCAATGCTTCTGATGATACGCCTTGGTTTCTTGTAGCCAGCTTCCTGCCAGTCCTCTTTTTCAACAGTAAACGCAAAGCTACTCTGGTAGATGTCACCTCTTTTAATCATTTGCAATAGGTCATTGCCAAGTGTAGTGTCTGGTGCTTCAAACTCGTACTCAAGACCTGCAGCATTTACATTTAGTTTTAATGTTCCGCTTTTTGTTCTTGCCAGTACCATGTTCGGATCATGGTTAAATAAAGCAACTACATCGTCCATGTCTGCTTCGTTAAACACTTCCGATGTCATTTCCTCATCATACCATCCCATGTCATAGGCAGTGTTAAACACAGTGGCCATGCCTACAATGGTGCGAGACTCAGGCTTTATTCGGTATTCAAAATTTATTTGTCTTTTTTCCATATTATTTTCTTTTGACCTTTCATCCATTATTTTATTTGCAGTCCTCTCTGCCCAAGGTAGCATAGTTGATCCTCCCCAAGCATCATACATAATTGAACCACATATCTCATTATCGTTTTCATCAAAATATTTCCCTTGATCATACACCTTTGCTCTACTTAAAAAGCTATAAGTCCGGATGACCTCATCGTCACTGAGTGCTTCTCTTGATGACAATTGCCTTGCTCTTGTCCATCCTACGCTTGTTCCACACTTTGAGCCATTCTCTTCTTTATGCCTGAGTGCCTTCTTTGCTGCATTAGTCGCTGACTGCGGATAGTTACTGTATGGCATTTGTGTCATTTTTTATGTTAGATGCCAATGGCAATTCAAAGCTATCTCCACCATCATAAGGATTCATGTTCTCTTTAATTCTAATCTCATTAGGTGACATGGCAAGAACATTGCGCATAGTTGTGTAATAGGCAGACCTTGCAGTTACATCACCACGCAGCAAGCCATCAAGATTAAAACGAGTGCAATACTGATACTTTTCTACCTCAAAAAATATCTTCCGGTTAAACTCCGCTTCTATTATCTCACATAAAGGCATGATAGTATAATTAACGAACATTTGGCTTAACTGCTCCATGTTGCTAAATGTAGCTTTGTCCATATCCTCAAGTAAAACACCAGGCACACCGGTAATGCGTGCAATATCAGCAATGGTAGCTTTCTTTGTTTCGTTAAATGCTGCATCCTGCGGATTAAGACCTACTTTTTGGAAATCCATACCTTCCTCTAAAATAGCTGTACCTCCTGCGTTTTGTGAGCCGCCAAAGGCTCTATTGAAAGATGATTTAAGTCTGTCGTATGCCTCATTAGTCAACTTGCCCGGATGTTTTAAAACACCATTTAAATGTGCGCCGTTTCTGTAGAAGTTTGCGCCATAGTTTCTGTTTGCAAGTGCTAAGCCGTAGTTGTCTTTGTGCAGCTCCGGCATGATGAAGCCTTTTATGCCATCCCATGCCAGGTTAGGTATGTGGATGACATTATCTGATTTATATTTGCTGTTTGTTTTCTTATCCTTAAATAATAGCTCATTCCTGGTATTGTAGTAACACTCAATGTTTATCGGATTAAGAATGGTGAGACTATTAATACGCTGAGTAATGCTGTTGCGATTAATTACTGCATAAAACACACCATGCGACAAATAGTGCAGGACCATTGTCTTATAAAATGTGTGTGCTGTGTAATACTGGCTTGGCTCTCTGCTGATGACTTTGTAGTTGGGATGCTCAGTTGCAATTCGGATGATGCCATTGTTTTGTTTCTCGATGATGTCAAATGGCAAAGATGCAATAACGCCGCCTAATATTTGTGCAGCTCGATAAAATGCAGGAAGTCCAATGATTGAGTATTCATCTACCGGTACACCGGCTGCGGAAGGCCGTGTAAACAGTGCGCCAAGTGTGTCTCCGTTAATAGGCACATTGGGATTCTCAATACTTCTTGTATTGCCAAAAAAAGACCGCATGGTGTCAAATAGTCCCATGCGGCAAATATAAACCAGATTTGCATGAAAAAACGCTTCCTATGGTAACATGTTATACAAACTTCATGTCCATGTAGGTTGACTTAGCTTTTCTAAAAGCATTATATGTGCTATACTTATCTTCCAAGCCTAACTCATTTCGTTCCTCCTCAAGCCTTTGCCATGCTTCCTGGTGTGTCAGGTTTTCACCGGTTAATTCATAAAATCTTATAAAATAACCTGATGTCGTGTTTATCTGTCGGACTTCTTTAGCAAAATCATTTTTTGTCATCAACATTTCCATTTTGCAAATATTTATAACATTAATAATCCTTGTTGCCTCTCTGTGCTTTCGTATAAACTTGTTTTGTCTTCTAACATTGTCTGAGCAAATGCCATGACCATTGCCACAGGTCCATCTACTTTTTCAGTACTTTTGCCTTTATCTATTTTTACATTGCCGGCAGGATCGAGTCTCAATATTACATTAGTTAACATCCACTCTAACACCGGATTGCCATCATGTGTTATGGTGCAAGATAAAAATAATTTTTCTATTTCTTTAGTTGGTGCAGACATGGAGATAAAGCCTTGGCCAAATGGTTTCATATTTGCTCCATCATTAGTTAAATGTATAACGAGCTGCGAGGCATTCCATCTGTCAAATGCTATACATTCAATGCGATACTTTTTTGTAATCTCAATAACTTTGTTTTTTATAAAGTCGTAATCCGTGACATTGCCTTCTGTCATAATGAGGTGTCCATCCATCTGCCATTGCAGGTAAGGTACACCATCTCTCAATGTCCTTTCCTTTATGTTGTCCTCAGGGCAAAAATAATAACTTTTAATATGCACTTTGTCTAATCCATATTGCACCGGAAAACAAAGGACCAATGCACAGATGTCTCTGGTGGATGCAAGGTCAAGTCCTGCATAACATAACTTGCCTGACAGTTGATCATCATTTAGGTAAAGCCTTGTCTCATCAATGTAGCTTTGCGGAATCCATACAGATGATGTCGTTGTCCATACATTTAAATTCTTTGTCAAAAACTGTACCTGCTTGGCTGCACCTTCATTAAGTGCTTTCTGATATTGGTTTTCCATGTAATCCATGTACGGCGTAATGCCCAGGTTAGGATTGCTCTTTGTCCAATTGTTTTTGTCCTGCCAATCATCGCCATCATCCAGGCAAAACAGTAAAGGGAAAACGGTATCATCTGTCTTTCTATTTTCCAAAATATCAATCATTACTTTTCGGTAAAGGTAGCATGGCGATTCTTTGTTAAATCCGGCCGTAGTCGTGATGAGAAGCAAAGGCTGTTGCCGTGAACCCATGCCTGTCTCCATTACCTCAAGAACATCACTTGTCTTATGTGCGTGGTACTCATCTATAATGGCACAATGCGGATTAAGTCCATCAAGTGTGTCTGCATCTGAGCTGACTGCCTCAAACTTTGTATTTGTGCTTGGCACATTGCAATTATATTTCAACACATTTACCAAGTTGTTAAATGTCTTGCTGTCCTTTTTTAGATTCTTTAAAAACACCTTTGCCGTTTCAAATGCTATGCGTGCCTGGTCTCTGGTCGTTGCTGCCGTGTACACCTCCGCTCCGGTTTCATTGTCTAACAGAAAACAGTAAACGGCAATGGCAGCAGCAAGTTCTGTCTTGCCATTTTTCCTGGCAATCTCAAGGTATGCCTTGCGGAAGCGTCTGCCTCCTGACTTTCTCTGCCAGCCAAATAGCACTTTTATAAAGAACTCTTGGAATGGCTGAATGTTAAACCGCTTTCCGGCACTTTCGCCTTTCGTGTGTCGGAGTGCTGAGATAAAGGCAAAGGCTTTGTCTGCCCTTGCCTCATCAAAAACAAAATCCCAATCCTTATCTAAATCAGCCAAATGTCTATCAATGGCAAGCATTGCATACTTGCCTATTTTTATTTT